GGCGCAAAAGAAACTGGCGGTATGCTAAAAGGTATTCCCGAAACTGATTGGGTAAAGCAGGAATGGGAGAGGGTGAATAACATAAGGGGGGGAAAATGAAAATAAAGAAAACCGAGCCGACATTTTATTATGAGTATAAAAACGGAACAATACTTTACTTTAGAAAAATGAATCAACACAGAGATACCATGGGATGGTACAATCCCCGAAGAAATGAAATCGGGGTAGTAAATCAATATAACTGGCTAAGAAATACTTACATTTTCATCCATGAATTTCTACACTATCTTAATGAGAAAATCAGTGCTTTTTTAAACAAGTCTCTTGATAAAATCTCAGATAAATTAATGTGTTTAATTTGGAGAGTAAAATGAGTATTATTCCACAAAAAGATGAAGTATTACTTTATATTTACAGGTGTCCAATTTGTAATGGATTATATTCTAGTCAACCGGGGCCATGGAAACTAGGTTGCTTAGTCATACATCCACCTGGGTCTTGCTGTCATTATAAGGAGAAGAAATTAAAGAAGAAGCAAGTGGAGAGGATAGAAAATATCCTTCGGGACAAGTAGGGGGGAGGTAAAGTGAAAAATAAAATAAAAAAAGGAAAACTACATAAGAGCGAAGGATACTACTTCGTAAACGATAAGCGACAGGGCTTGTTCATCACCCAAAAGAAGGGAGTGTTCGAAGATAAAAAAACAGGTAAGGAAATACCATATCATAAGGCGAGAATCACGCAGATATATTCTCAAAAGAACGACAACATCTCCATGACCATGCAGAGACCACTAAGGTACGTGGCGTTTGATGTTGATATGCTGAAAAATGTGGCAGAACTTTTGGGGGCAATTCATCGGGAAATATATGGAGAGCCACTGTACGGTGGTGAGATTAAAGAAGTGAAGCCAGCCGAGCCGAGGACTGAGGCTGACGAGGTGGATGAGCTGATGGCTGAGCTTGAGGGGATGAGGAGGAAATAACAATGTCGCATATGGTAATTATAATTCAATCGGGAAAGTGTCCTAAATGTGAATGTACTGACATTAGAAATAGAGTGTGGTTTTTGGAATGTTATAAATGTGGGTATAAACACATGGTTTCGGCTGATGTAAAAAGGGGTGCAAAATAGAAGTCATTATGTCTACTAGGAGGTAAGGATGAGAATAAGCGGAAGAATAGACTTAAGGCTTGAATTTTCGGATGGCAAGCATTTTATTGATGTCGGCATGGTTAAAAACTATCACATTCATTCGCTTGAATTAACTCTCTTGGATTCATTTTGTTGTTGGATGATTTTTAAAGATGAGCATGGAGCAACGAAGATTGTCATATTTCCTGATGATAAATGGAGAAGTGAGTGGTATGAATCGTTCAAGGAGAAGCCTATAATATTACTTGCAGGAGGGCGAGGTTATTTTAAATCAAAAGAAAAAGAATAACAGTGTCGCATAAGTGATTATGTCAACTAGGAGGAAGTGATGAGAATTACATTAGCAGAAGGTGAGTGGTATGAACCATTTGGTTGTTATTGTCTTGTCTCAAAAGTTGTCGAGACTAATGCGAGATTTGTTTTGGCACCTGGATTGTATATTAGACATCCTTGCGGGAAGAGGGAAATCCTAGTGGCAAAACAAAAGAATTTTCTAAAAACAACCCATCTTGTCTTACATGAACTAGGGCATTTCTTACTTGATTTCTTTCCGATAAAATCACATAAGTGGTATGATGTGGGTTACTTTAGAGTGATGGGTTTACTAAGACAAAATATCAGGAGGATAAAATGCTGACATTTATATTTGGGTTTGGATGTTTTGCGTTGGGGATGGTTGTAATGATGATAATTTGTAGTGAGTGGATTTGTAAGGAAAGATGACTGTAGAAGAATTAATAAAGGAACTCAAAAAGTTTAATGGTAGTTTACCTGTAGCATGTATAGATGGCGAGTATGGTGAATATGAAACAGATGGAGTTAAGTTGGATAAAGTGTCCCAGGGTAATCTTATTTACTTTAGGATGGATATATTACCCGAAGATGACATAGTGTTGATATCTTAATACCCCGTAACCCCATCTCTACTCTGCACACTCCACACATGACTCTCCTCGGCAAACTTGCTTACATCTACCATCTTAGTTCTCATCCAGTAAAGACGATTCAATTTTGCCAGCATTTCGGCTAAGTCTACTGTCAACCCACGAGGATATTGTATCAATTCCGAGATTAAGTCTATCATTGTTTGGTGTAGATGTATCTCCCCATTTGCTATTGGATTTATAAGTGCTTGAATATCTGCGTTCTTTACATCCTTTTTTGTGTCATGTGGCAACGGAGATATATTCATATTCGGGCACTTCTTCAGCCTCTCCTCTAAAATATCCCCAAACATAGTAGACCCCACACCCACATCATCTATTCTCCACGCCCTTGGTTTGTATTCTTTGTGGGTTTCATACAGCTTCTCACGGAATACACTCGGTTTTTTCAGTCGCTGTGCCCAAGCGAACACCACGAACTTCTGTATCATGTCCATGGGCTGCCCACCGACAAGTAGTGCGTTTCTCGCAGCACCCTTTACGGATTTAGTCTCGCCGAACCCCGCCACATCAGCCATGCCGTATAAAGGAATCTCGGCAAGTAGAACTTCAATCTTACACTTGTCGCAGACGAGATATCTTTTTTCTATTTCACCTTCCATCCTATCTTCTATTCTGTAGAAATGAATCCATTCTCTTTCGATTTTGGTAAGTCCCGTTGCTTTTTGCGGGTTGCACTGATGCTGACTCCAAAAGATTGACTGTTTCTCTGGATTTGCCATCATTGTCTTATAGTACTCGGTAGGGAATAATGGAAAGTTTGACTCGCCATCTCCGACATTAGGATTTTGAACCCAAGTAATTTGCTCGGTATCTTTTAGCTCCATGTCTTTTAGGGCAGGGACTATCTTCCACCTATATTCTGGGTACTCTCTTCGTGTGTAGTCGTATACATCACCTTCTCCCCAAGGAGAACCAACCATTTTAATCCTACTGCCCGATGACCTCTCCCAGTGAGGGTCAACGAGGAGTTCATTTAAATTGTCTATCCACGTAAAGGCATCTTTCATTACAACTATAGAGTCGAGAGCTTTCTTTCCAATAATATCATCAGGTCTAATTATAGTGAAATGCCCAGATTGAGCAGCACTTTTTATCCCAACTATTTGTATACTGGGGTCAGCATATATCCCTTCCCGTGGTAAATCTATTATTTCAGAACTCCAGCGAACATCTTTATCCTTAGTCCATGCAGGAGTAACCCTATGGAGTCTATCAGCGTAGACTTTTCTCAAAAGCTTATTGCGTAGTAGTTGTTGTTTTATAAAGTTTAATTTCTTTTTTGCCAACCCTGCTTTTTCCATGCCAATAAGTTGCCGTTCTTCTGGGTTTAGGAGATAGTCTCGTATAGTATCCCAGCATGTAAAATCGGTAGACTTGAACCAATCTCTAGGCATGCCGAGTCCTATGCGTTTATTGTTGGGGTTCTGCCACCAAAGGCAGAGGGGAAGATGAATTTCTATAGTGGAATCCTCACCCGCTTCTTTAGCTGCTCCCCCCATGATCTTAATAAACCAGAAGAGTGAGCTATCACAGATGTAGCGGATTTGGGGGAGGGTGAGGTTAGTTAAATTCAGCAAGAGCCTTATCTATTACCTCTTTATCTTTTTCGGTTAATTCTTGCTGTGCTTTTTTTTCTTCATCAGATACTTTTTGAGTTATTTTTTCGGGAGCGAGGGCCTTGTGCATACGAGCCAAAAGTTTTGAGGCATCTGTTATGTCTTTTGCCGTGGCATCATTAGCCTCTATGGTCTCTAATAATTTCTTACGTATAAGTCTCAAGTCTTTTTCTTTATGACTTGATATGGGTGCGAGTTTTTTTGTCATCGTATCACTGAGGGAACTATCGTACTATAAAGTACGTAATAGAATATTTGCCACGAGGGTAAGTGCCGAGATGATGCCAACTATCCAGGCAACCCTTGTGCCTATTTTCTCAACCTTAATCTCAAGCTCATGAAAATCATTAGATTTGAAAGTATTGAATTCTCCCTTAAATTCTTTGACATACTCAAAAAGCTCTTTCACTGTCATATTATTTCCTCAATAGAGAGTAAAGTACAACTCCTGCCATCGCCACTACAATCCCTGTTTTTAATTTAGAGGTTAGCTTGAGTCGCCTATTTATATTTTCAAGTTCTTTGACTTGTTTAACATGTGCGTCTATGAGAGGCAACATAGACTCATACATTTTCTTCCATTCGAGGGATATCTTTACTTGAGCGTTGTATTTCTTATTAAGGCTAAAATTAACACTTTTCTCGTCAGCGTTGATTTCCTTACACAGCGTGAATGCCTCGACTAACTTATTATACTGAGCCTGACACTCCTCAAGGTCTGCGAAGTCTCTTTTCAGTTCCCCAAGTTCCCCTTCTTTCTCAGCAAGGTCTTCATCTTTCACCTCGATGATGCCGTGTAGGTAAGTTAGCTTTTTTGATAAGATACCGATTTCATCATTCTGCTCATCTATGGCTTCGATGGACTTCTTTATAACCACCCTCGACATATTGTAATAGGTTTGATATTCACCCTTGAGTTTATTGTACTTCGCGGTACTCCCGCAGTTATATAGCGTCACGAATATAACGCCCAACGTTAGGATGGCGACAAGAATCCAATATTTTATGTTCATTTTAATCCTCATTGTAACTATTGAATTTATTGTGTCTCATAACGGTTCTCTTAGCAGTGACTCCAAGTAAGCCACCTGTTAGAGCGGCAGAAAAAGCTTCAAACGGGGCGTCCTTAAAGAACGTAGCCCACACAAAGCCTATAAATAAACCAATAATCCATATAGCAAATGTCTTTTCTGTGGTAAGTCCTTTTTTTATTTTACCCATTTTAAATTACTCTTTCTCATCATTTGTAGGAGTTGACTCTTGAATCTATCGGTGAATACACCAGGTACTTTACTTAACCCTTGCTGTAGTTTCTTTTTTTCAACGTCATCTACATCCTTCCACCTTGAGAAGAATATATACGCCCTTGCTTCCGGGTTAGCTGATATGACATTAAGCCACCATCTCTTATCTGGGAGATGAAATAGTTTCCCGAATTTATAAAATCTATCATACAGTCTCCCCTGTTCTGGGGTGGGCTGTGCTTTTATGAATCCGAGAATCTGATTTTTTAGGTCAGCGTCCCTCGATCCCGTCTCTTCGAGTTTTCTATAGTAACCATCAAGTAGAACATCTAGTTCCCTCGCCTGATGGTATCGTTCCATGCCCGCCTTATCAAGTGTCTGCTGTACTCCCTTCTCGTAGGGTTCATAAGGGTTAGTTGCCTCTGCGACCCTGCGTATGAAGGGCATACTCAAGAGAATCTCTTCTTTAGTTCTATCCTTATAATGCTCTGGTAGTTTCCCCATTACTGCCCGCATCCCTTCGCCTGTCATGGAGGAAAATATATTGCCTTGTGTGAAGTATTGTTGGAGCATGTAACCTAATCTCGCGGGAGACACACCAGTATATTTACCAGCCTCTATGAGTGCGGGGTGAGTAAAGCCTGGGATGTATTCCATCCTCTTAAACTCTTTTGTTTCTGGCCCCCTCCAAATATCTTCGTTTGTCCAAAAATCTTTATTAAGAGTATAACCCATAATTGCATCAAGGGTTGGTGGCATAGCCTGTGTAGGCATTATAGGAAATGCATCTTTAAGTCCCATCCATATCTGGCTTCCATCTACTGGGTGTCCGAGAAATTTAGCCATCATACCATCAAACATAGTACAAAAAAATCTTTGTCCCTGGTCTTTGGCTATTTTTATGAATAGATGTCGCTTGTTTCCACTCTTATCTGTAAAGTCTAACCCCAAGGGTATATTAAAATTAGCCTCTTTATCTCTCTCAGATATAGAAGCCCACGCTTCGGGGTTTCCATAGTAATTAGCTAAATACAAACCAGTTGATAAAGCTCCTATCTGTGCCACTTTATAGGTAGTTTGTGTTGGTCTCTCTCCGAACGCTCTAAATACTCCCCTTGTTCCCTGTATCCCTGCATTTAGATAAGGAATACCAGCATCAAGCATCTTAGCCCAAGAACCACCTTGACCAAAATCAAGATAATTTCTAGCTACCCAAGTAGCCTCATGAGGAGAGGCACCACGCTTTAATGCCCTTCGTCTTAAGGCTAGTCTTGTCCAGATTTCAGATGTTTCTCCAGCATAAGAAGCATAATCTTGAAGTGTGTCTACTTTTTTCCCAAGTTCACCTTTTCTCCATTTTCCCCTCATTCTTCCTTGGTGAGTGAGATAATCTAATCCACCACCCTCATTTATATAGTCAAAGTGAGTTCCCTTCCTTAAAAAAGCATCACCTATGGTAGCCATTAAGTCTGCTCCCATCTGGGCTACAAATATTGGTAGGTGAGGAGAGTATTCGTTGGTGACGAGAAAAATATGAGCAATATCCCTTGGGAAGTTAGTTAGGGCAAACTCAGGATTTAGCCCTGTAGCCATGGGTTTTAATATTTTACTCCCAGATAGTAACCCGATAATATTGGCTTGTTGTGCAGTTAGCATGGGGTCACTTGTAACCCACTCTCTCGCTAAGTTTTCAGGCATAAACATTTTTCTTTGATTACCCTCTATCATAGCTGTAATAGATTCATGGCCAGTAGGGGTTTCTTGAAATACAGG